TCTCTTAACTCTTCGATTACATCTAAAAATTCTTGCGATTGTAATAAATTACGAATTGCTTCCTGTCGTGTCATTTGGACTTCCGTAGTTAATTGGTGAACCTAGCAGTCCACTTAAATATCTCCCAGCTCCATAGTTACCTGTTGGTGTTGCCATAGCAGTTGGGGTCGATAAAAATGATGTTACATTTGGTGTTGGTAATGGTGCAGGTCTGGGTGCTTGTGAATATACATAAGCCATAGAAGGTGAATATTCATACATTTCTGTATCACCTATTTTGCTTTTACTAAATCCTGTTACATCTGTATTTACTGGTTTAAACGATTGGTCACCACGAGTAATTGTTCCTTCTGCTGCTCCACCACTTGCCTGCCAACCACCACTATATCCAAATGGTCCAGAAGATGGTGCAGATGGCATTAAGCCAGTTGCTTGATATTGCATTGGTCCAAATGCTGTATTCATATAATAACTAACAGGACTAGGTGTATATGGTTCATACATTTTGTTATCACCATAGTAATAACCAGTATCACCGACAGACTGTAGACCTTCGTATTGTGATGGTGTAAGACCTAATACAGCATTAACATCAATATTACTTTTAGGTGCAGCAACAATATTAGGTGCTTTTCTTAAGTTAGCAGGCAGTGATGGTGCTATCTTGTTAAGACCTAGATTAAGTAACATTACTGCATACCTCTAGATGCAATGTTGTTAATCTTTTCTAACGCATCCATAATCATTTTGGTTTGATCTGTGTTTATTTTTTTATCTGTATTTTCAGCATCAAGTTTAATTTTAAGTTCTTTTAAAGCTAAATCAGCAGTTTGTTGAACTTCTTTTTGTTGTAGCTCTAAAGCTTTCTGTTGAGCTTCTAATTGCATTTGTTCACGATCTAGTTGTAATTTAGCTTGATCTGATTGTGCTTTTAGCTGTGCTTTTTCTCTTTCAACTTGAGTTAGCATTTCAGCAGCTTTGGTTTGTGGGTCACTATTGCCTTGTTCTGCTTGCATTTGAGCTAACTGTTGAGCCTGTTCTTCTGTCACTTCCATGAGGAACTGGCTGTCATCTTTGAATCCAGCCATCTGAACGAACTTAGCTAATGTATCTCTGTATTGTTTTAGGTTGACTAGAGGGTTAGATAATCCGTATTGAGTGATAATTTGTTCTTGTTTGTCTAAGATCATCTGCATAGTCGCTAACTGCTCTTGTTTAGAGCCAGTACCTAAACCTACATTCACTGTAATGTTGTATTCAGTATTCCATTCTCTTGGATCAAATGGCACATACTTGTTATTGATGCGTATGATTCGTTCTTTTTGTTGATACTTACATACAAGATGTAATATGCCTTTAAATAAGCTAGAAACACCTGTGTCTGCAAAGATACGAGCAATTAACTCTAACTTACCTTGAGCTGCTGAAGCCATTGCATTAACCGCAGTAGCTGTTACATTCTGTAATATATCTGGATTAAGTCCTTGTGAAGCATCACTTACACCTGAGCGTTTAGCTTGGATATCGTCTAAGTATTGCAACATTGGAAATGATTGACCAGCGTTACTTTGTACAGTCATTGGCACAATAGCATTAGGATTCTTCATACGAACCACGCCACCAGCTGTTGATGTGAGCAAGTCATCTAGATTAACTTGACCTTCAACTGCACCCACTCTGTAGTTGTTAGTGAGGTAGAGGTTGTCTAGCATCTGTCTAGTAATCGTAGACTTGATTAACTGTAAGTCCATTGCTCTGTCAGCTAATGAGTGACCATAGAACTTATGTGGAATTGGAATTGGGCAGATAGAGTGGAATGGCACATAGTCACATTCTTCGTTATGTAAGATCTCATGACCTGAATAACATACTCTACGCATCTCTGCTATACCGTCATCATCGTAATCTGTTTTAATATAGCACTCGAAGTATTCAACTAATTGCATAGTCTCATCATCTGAGTCCATGTCTGAAGGTTGTTCACCTCTTGTGTATCGAGCAATTCTTTCTGGGCTAAACTCTAGTGCATCACCAGTTGGTAAAGACATGACTGTATCTTCATCGTAACCCATTGCGATTAACTCTGAACGAGTCACCATCTTACGGTGAGCTACGAATGGAGCATCAGCGATTGTTCTAGCACGCTTAGAGATAAGAAACTCTTCTGGCGGAACATTCTCTACAACGACTTTACCTTTGTCTACAGAACGCTTTACTTTAACATCATGAGATGACAACGCAGGTGATACTTCCATACCTGTCATTGGATCAAACATAGCTTCTTGCACGATTGTAGAATCTTGCTCAACAATCTCAACTTCTGTGTCTTGAGCAATCATGGCTAACTCGTCATCGTTTAAGCCATAGTATTTTTCTTTCGTAACATCTGTTTTATCTTCCCAGTATGCTTTTACAACACCAACCTTTTGAAGAAGTGCATCCTTCATCCAGTCGTGCATGATCTCGAAACCGTTATTGTCTTTATAGAAGATATGGTTTACATATTTAGTTGCTTGGTCAGCTGTTTCTTCGTCACCCTGATTTACTGGCTCAAATACAACTGCATCGTCAGCAGATGTAAATACACGCATGAGTTGTGGTAATGCACCATCAACCACTTCTGCCACTTCACCTGTAACAATCTGAGACTTACCTTCGACTTCATTGCCGTAAGGTTCTCTCATGTAATATTCTAGAGCTTGCTGTCTTTCATCTGTGGTTTCTGTCTCTAGATAACCGATAGCATCATCAATCTCTGCTTCTAGAATACTCTTTAATTTATTGTCATCTGCCATATTTAACCTTTAGAAACTTAATAGTCCGCCTGTTTTTGGATTTATTCTTTTTGTTAATGATTCTGATGGATCAAACTTTTTAGCATTTTTAGCTAATACCAATGCACCGATTTGTATTACTTCATCAGCTTCGCCTACAGGCATACCATCTGCCTTATCGTAAAAATAACCTGCTCTTCTAGGATTCATTCCAACTTGAACCCATTTAGGATTATTCATGTATTTTTCTGCTAGTTTTCTAGCAGCTTCTGGACTGGTATTTTTAAAGTAACCATCCATCGTAGCAAATGGTGACTTAGCACCTCCTTCTGCTACTGCTAATGCTCTGTCACCTGACCCTGTAAATTTAACTTTATCGCCATTTTTACTTATTAAATGTGCAGTCTGACCATAGACTGTTGCATCGTTACCTTCTTTAGTTGCGCCCTTAATACTTGTAGACCAGATACCATAATTATTGTAAGCATTAATATCTAATCTTGATTTAACTTTAGTTCCACTATCTATACTTGCACCAGCACCTAAAATACCTCTGCCCTCTTTCGTTTGTGTTGGCTTAAGTGCCATACCAATATCATCTACAGGTGTTAATTCTGGAACTTTATCAAATCTATTAGGTGGGAAAAACTCCATCACTTTGTCATTATATTGACCATAACTAATATCACCTTGTTTGTAAGCCTCAAAGTATGGTTTTAGTGAGTCAGGCATTGGTGCATTACCAATTCGTTCTGCTTCTGGAATAATTCTGTTCTTTTTAAAGTTAGCTAGTGCTTCTTCTGTAAACTGCGGATAAGCTTTGTTTCCTAATTTAACCATGCCAAGCAATCCACCACCCATCATATCTAACCCTGAACCAATAGCAGTTTCTGGATTCATCATACGATCAACTCTAGTTTTTGCAGCAGATCCTAGTGCGTTCATTGCAGCAGATCCTTCACCTTGCATAAGTAAACCTAATGGTGTCTGAACAAACTTATCTTTTAATACTGTTAAGTCTGGAGCATATTCTTGTGCCAATAACATTTAAACTACCCATGAATTGTTTATGTTTAGTGGTTTATTCCAATCGCTTGAGCCTTCATCTAAACCTACCGCAAGGTATCTGAAAGCATCTGAAGCGTGAGAACACCAATCGTGTACAGGCTTATCAAAGAATACATCTCTTTTATCATCGTATGTTCTACGATAGTTTTGCAGAGCATCTAAGCCTTGTTTTGTTTTTACATCAAACCAGCATCGAGGTAACAACCGTCTCACCGCTTGAATACCATCATCAACTGCTAGTTTTGCTACTACTGTTATTTGTAATCCTGACTCTTCTAACATCTCTTTACGAGACTTACCTGTGCCAAGTTCTCTGACCTGAACATCGTGTGGTAATAAGTGTTCAGCGTGTGTATAGCCGTTATCTCTTATCCAGTTCACATAGTAGTCAAGTCCAACGCCATGATTCTCTACAAAGTCAACTAAATGAATTTCTTTACCGACCACCTGAGCTACCCAGATGGCTGTTGAATCACCCATACCTAAGTCCCATCCAGTAAATGTCTTAGCAATGTTATCGTATTGAACATTGCTGACCTGACCCTTGAGATATAAGTCGTTTATCAATGTACCGTAATAAGCACCTTCAACTGGTGCAGCAAATGAACACTCAAACTCTTGTAAGAACTTTGACTCA